GGGTATTCCTATAATAAAAAGATGATTGTCATTTCCCCAACGTCTGGTAGTTAGCTATAACTATCTGCCTATTAGTCACCACTAACCTCACATATAAACAACATTCAATATATAACGTCTGTTATATAACGCATATATCAATTCAACTGTCAGTAGAAAAATTTGTTCCAAAAACTCAACTAACAGTATCTTCACATATCCGCCGAATGTGCTATTATATACTTGTAAAGAGGAAGGAAAACCTCACAAACCAGAAAGGGTTTTAAAATGGCAAATTTGCTTGTAAAGCTCATCGAGTATCGGTTGAATAGTGTTAATAGCTGGCTTGATGAGCATAACAATCCAAGCGACAGGGAATGGGCTATCGGGATTGCCTGTGAAGAAATGGGAAAGATTGCAGAGGAGTTGCGATTGGTTAAATACGCTACTGACATGGGTGAAAAAGTTTTGCTGGGCAAAAGATGCTTTGCAGATTATCATCGAACGAAAAAGCGGTTGGATGAAGTTCTCGAAAACTGAATTTATAATTAGCTGACCTAACGGCTTGACGGGGAGAAGGGTAGTTGCACATGAATAAATCAATTATCAATCGCGAAGGTTGGCACACCACACACAACGGCTTTCGCTACTACGTTGAGGGCGGCAGAATCATTTACGGAATCGCAAGCCTTTATGATGGTAGGGAGGTAAAGGTTTTTCCGTTCAGGGTTCAGAGCGACCGCGGCATAATTATTGGCTACGAACGAGTTGAACCGCTTGCCCGTTATTACAATTTAACCCGTTACGTTTGGAGACAATAACCGGAGGTGAAATGAAATGTTGCTAACGGCAATCATGCTTGTAATTCTTGTAACATGGGGGTTGCAACAATGAACAAAAGAAAACGCCGATATAAAGTCATATCGTTATCCATGTATCCAGAAGATTCGAAGCGACTAAAAGAAATATGCGACATTAGCAGAATGGACAATCTTTCAAAGACTGCCCGCTTCTGCATTAAAACCGTTTACAACGAATTGCTGAGAAGGGGGCTAATAAAGAATGGCACGATGGAATAAACGATTCGCACAAAGTACGGCGCTTGAAAATCGTCCTCTTCAAGCATCCGTCTATGTCGGCACAAAAATTCCGAAGGAAGGGCTTACACTCAAGGACGTCAGGAAGGAAATGAAAGCGTTAATTGACCTAATGGATAAGCGCTTCAAGGCGGCAAAGAAGAAGGGCATTGAGTACGAAAGCATTAAACAGTATGAGCGCCATTATTGGGATAAGCCCTCCACCGTGCGGACGGTGGAGGAAGGCGTTCGGCAGATTCGCGCAATGTGGAAAGTTGTTAGCGGGACAAAAACACCAAAACAGTTATTTGTTACACAACAAAACCAGTGGAAACGCGAATATGAAACACTGTTACAACGTGGTTGGTTCACGGAAGATACCTTCACCTATGAAGATTTTTTGCAATTCCGAAAATTTTTCGCGGTTTACGCTGACGCGAATAAAGAAGCACAATACTATTATATACTGCAAGATATTGTCGATGTGTCGCAGGAAGGCACGACCCGTGTTAAGCGGAAATTCGCCAAATCGGACTGGGAAGACTTGCTAAAGCGGTGGGATTACTGGGAGCGTCAAGCGGACAAAGCACGGGCGCGATATAAAGAACGTCTTAAAGCCGGGGAATTTGTGAGCGGTTCGACCGTTCGGGCAATGCTTGAAAAAGCAAAAAGAGAAGGGAATATTTAGGAATGTTAAGCGTATATGATGGAATCCAAAAAGTAACGGCGTTAGCGCCTGATAATCCACGGGCTAAAATCGTATACGCTAATGCGCTGATGGCATTTGACATTGAAACAACTCGGCTTGAAGATGATAATGCTGTAATGTACATTTGGCAATGCGGGCTATGTGTGGATGGAGAATACTATATCACATATGGTAGAACGTGGGAAGAATGGACTGCATTACAGGAAGCAATAAATGCGCGACTTGGCGGAATTACAATAATTTGTCTTGTTCACAATCTTTCCTATGAGTTCCAATTTCTTGCCGGGCTTTACGAATTTTCCGATGTGAAATGCCTTAAAGCCCGGAAAATACTATCCGCTACATGCGGGTGCATTGAGTATCGCTGTTCCTATATTTGGACAAATAAAACGCTTTCAAAATTTCTGAAGGAAATGAATGTCCAGCACGTGAAGAAATCGGGAGCGGAATTTGACTATTCTAAAGCCCGTTATCCGTGGACAAAACTTTCAGAAGCGGAGATTGAATATTGCCAAAATGACGTTATCGGTTTGCTTGAAGCTGCCGAAAAGAAGATTTCGCAAGATGGCGACACTCTCTATACAGTTCCGCGCACGTCTACGGGATACGTGCGCCGTGATGCAAAACAAGCGTTAAGCCAAACACCACTTGGAGCGCTTAAACCCACAGAAGAGATTTACAGAAAACTTCGCAAGGCGTTCAGAGGTGGGAACACGCACGCGAACCGGTATTTCGTCGGCAAGATTTTGACGGGCGTGCAATCGGTCGACCGTTCATCAAGCTATTCTGACGTTATGCTGAATAATAAGTTTCCAATGAAACCATTCAAGAAATGCCCAGATGGAATAGCAACTATTAGGAGGGCTTTTTCATCCGGGCTTGCAATTCTTTGTACGATGAGCATAACAGGCGCCACCTTGCGCAATCCGTTGTGGGGGTGTCCTTATATACCTGTTAGCAAATGCCAAATGCTTATAAATCCTATGGAAGATAACGGACGAGTTCTTGAAGCGGATGCGCTGACGATTGAAGTAACAGAAGTAGATATACAGATAATTCTTGAAGAATATGATGGCGAATTTGATTTTACAGATATATATACGGCGGAGAAGGACTATTTGCCAAAACCATTTACGGATTGTATAAAACGATACTACACAAACAAAACTTCGCTTAAAGGAATCGCCGGAGGTGAATATGAATACATGAAAAGTAAGAATTTGTTAAATAGCTTATACGGCATGACAGCCACTGACCCGGGGAAAGATGATGTTATTTTTGACGGTGTAGAATACATTCAGCAGGAAACGGACGTAATTAAAAATATCAAAAAATCATTCATGCCATATCAATGGGGCGTATGGGTTACAGCGTACGCAAGGCTTGAGTTGGAAGGAATGATAAAGATTGCGGGGAATAATTTTGTTTATGCCGATACGGATAGCTGTAAATATATAAATTCAGAATCAATTAGTTATGAAGACTATAATAATAAACGCAAATCAGCATCCCTTGCGCATGGGGCATGTGCCGTAGACCCAAACGGAATAATGCATTATATGGGTGTTGCAGAAACAGAGGGGGAATATTACCAGTTTTTAACATGGGGGGCGAAAAAATATGCATCACAGGATGAACAGGGGCATATAAATATAACTATTGCGGGTGTACGCAAAAATTCCAGCAAAAACGCCTCGGGTGAGATTGTGGAATGGGGAGGCGGTGACGAACTGGAAGAAGCAGGGGGACTTGTAAAATTCGCTCCGGGGTTTGTTTTCAGAAAATCCGGAGGGCTTGAAAGCGTTTACAACGACCATGTATGCAAGACAATTAGCGTTGATGGGCACGAGTTGAAAATAACCCGAAACGTATGCTTGCGCCCTTCAACGTATGCAGTAGGAATTACCAATAAATACGCGGACTTGCTTGAAGCGTTGCAGAACAGTTATATAAGTGTTGACGCTGACCGTAATTTGTGCTATAATCTTATTAGGCGATAACGCCGAACAAATATTAGGAGGCTGTATCATGAGTAACACGAAGACTAATCAGAGCATTTCCCCGGCGGAACTGTACAAGCTGACGCTTTCCCGCGATGGGCGCGCCATGTCGGAGTTGATGGGCAAGACTGTTCGCGTTGATGCGTGGGCAGTGACAGAAACGGTTGACAGCAACGGCGAGTTTAAGCCGCGTTGCGGGATTATCGTAGACGGAGGGCCATATATCACGAATAGTAGAGCATTCAGCGAACGGCTTCTTGCCATTGTTGATTATCTGGTTACGGCGGGTATGGACGATGTTGGGTTCAAGCTGCAGATTACACAGATTCGGAGCAAGAATAACCGCAACTACACGTCTTGCGAATTGATTTTCGCTTGACGCTGTCAGAGGCAGGGCGAGTAACCCTGCCTTTATTTTATGGAGGGGCGCATGAATAACCTATTTTTAGAAAATGGCTATGTTGACATGGCGCGAATCATAGAACAAAAATATCCATTTATTCTCATGACGGGTGCAAGAGGTACTGGAAAAACTTACGGCGCGCTTAAATATGTTATTGAACATAAAATGAAATTTATCTATATGAGACGAACGAAACTACAAGCGGATGTTATTAGCGCGCCTGAAATGTCACCTTTTGCGCCCGTTTGCGATGATATGGCCTTGTCTCTCGAAATGGATAAGGTTTCCAGAGAAGCAACAGCTGTATATATCAACGAGGAAAGCAGCCCTGCCGGGTATGTTATGGCGTTGTCCGGTGTATCAAATATTCGGGGTTTTTCAGCTCATGACATTGAAATTATTATATTTGATGAATTTATCCCCGAATCGCATGAACGCAGAATCAAAAATGAAGGGGATGCGTTTTTTAATGCATATGAAACAATAAACAGAAATAGAGAGCTGCAAGGTAAGCCCCCTGTGAAGTGTTTATGCCTTGCCAATAGTAACAGCATTGTAAACCCGATTTTCCAAAGTTTGGGGCTTATTACGATTGCTTATAAGATGGCAGAGAATGATACGCAGGAATATAAAGATGGCGAACGCGGATTATATCTGATAAACCTGCGCAATAGTCCCATTAGCCGGAAGAAGGGAGAAACCGCGCTTTATCGGCTTCTAAAGGATAATAAAATAAAAGATATGTCGCTTGAAAATCGCTTTTTGGATAAACCTGTATTGCAAACCATGAGCGCGAACCTCAAAGAGTATACGCCGCTTGTAACGTGTGGGGAAATTACAGTTTATCGGCACAAAAACAATCGAACATATTATATTAGCCCGCACGGGCAAGGAACGCGCCCGATATACAGCACTACGGAAAATGATTGTTTACGATTTCGCACGCTCTATCGCTATCTGATGTTAGCATACATTGATCGGAAAATTTATTGTGAATCCCCTGCTTGCGAAATTGTTTTCTGTCAATATTTCGGGATAGTTAAATAAGTCTTGACAAAATTTAAAAATTATGATACATTGATTATGGCAATAGGGAAGCTCGAACGACAACCCCGGAAGGGTGAGCATGGCATAGTCGTATGCCGCGACCCCTATTGCCATTTAATTTTCGGGGAATATGGGGGGGTATAAAGTGGATGTAACAACCATCACGCAACTTGTAACTACTGTCGGCTATCCAATTGCTTGCACATTTGTTCTGTTTTCCTACCTCAACAAGGAGAGGGAGCAACATGCTACCGAAACAAAAGAGCTAAAAGACGCGCTGAACAATAACACCTTAGTTATCCAAAAATTGATTGATAAAATGGATGGTGACGTAAATTGATTGCGAAGGATTGGGCGGCAAAAATCAGTAATGCCCGTAATACTCTAATCGGCATTCCGTACACAACCCTTGATTGTCAGGCATTTGTGGAATTTTGCCTGAAAAAATATGCGGGAATCTCCAAAAACTGGAGAGGCTCGAATGATATGTGGCGCAACGCTGTGCATGATAAATCAGACAATTTTGATAATGTCGATGTGGGAGAATGGGTATTCACCATCAAACATGATGGAAACGAGCCAAAGCGCTATACCGATGGCGTGAATGCCGCTCATGTTGGCATTTACATCGGAAACGGAGAAGTTATCCACTCGACGACGGGCGGTGTGCAGATGGACAAAATTAACAATAGAAAGAGGTGGACGCATCACGCAAAGGCTAATTGCCTATACTATGCGTCTGAGGTTGTCAACACGCCTGTGCAGGATGCTAACGAACTATATACAAACCTATACGGTGAACTTGTAACACTTGTAAATAAATATGGAGGTAGCAAATAATGAATGTATCTGACATTTTGACGCTGGCCAAAGCTGGCTTTACGGCGGAACAAATCGGAAAGCTGATGCAGATTGGTGCACCAGTTCCCACCCCCGCCCCTGCACCTGTTCCCACCCCTGCACCTGTTCCCACCCCTGCACCTGTTCCCACCCCTGCACCTGTTCCCACCCCTGCACCTGTTCCCACCCCTGTTCCGGATACTACACAGGAACAGTTTGACAAGGTTTTTCAGCAGATTGCAAAACTTACTGGTATTGTGCAGAAGGGAAATTTGCAGAATGCGCAGGTTGACAATAGCAAGACATTGACGGCGGAGGATGTTTTGTCGGAAATTATCCGCCCGAACTGATGGAGGTGCAGTAAATGGCTAACACTTTGACAATTGATAAGATTAGCACTCTTCTGAGAGAAGTGCTTAAAGACGCTACCGGGCAGGATACCGCCGCGCTTGACACTAAACAGTTGTTGACGCTCGGACAGAAGGCGTTGAAAACGGGCGCTGACCCTGTGATGAACGCAATTTCACAGATGCTTTCGCGGACGATTTTTTCCAGCCGCCCATACAAAGCTAAGTTTGAGGGTATGCGGATTCCCGGTGAGCAGTGGGGAAATTGGGTGAGGAAAATTAAGACGATTGATGACCCCGACGAGCTGACCGACAACCCTTACTGTGATTTGACCGACGGGCAGAGCGTCGACCAGTACACGATTCGCAAGCCGAAGGTTGCACAGTTTAACTTCTACGGGCAGCAAAGCTACGAATACGAAAAAACGATTTTTGAAACGCAGTTAAACACGGCGTTTAAATCCGCAGAAGATTTCGGCGCTTTTATTTCGATGATTCTAACAAACATGAATAACAAAATCGAGAAGACGCACGAAGAAACCGCGCGCGCAACCGTTGCCGGGTTTGCCGCTGGCAAGATTGCACAGAAAGCCGATGTTATTCATCTGCTCACAGAGTATAACACGCTGACAGGGCTTGAGCTAACCGCTACAACCGTTATGCAACCAGCCAATTATAAAGCGTTTACGCAGTGGGCGTTTTCCCGACTTGCTAACTTGTCCGACATGCTGACAGAATATTCCAGTCTTTATCAGACCAATAGTGAAGATGGCGTATTCCTCCAGCACAGCCCAAAGTCCGCACAGCGTGTTTATCTGAACTCCATGTTTATGCATCAAACCAACATGATGGCGCTTGCGGATACGTTCCACGATAACTTCTTGCGTATGGCGGGCGATGTTGAATATGTTAATTACTGGCAAATTATGACAGACCCTCAGAAAATCAATGTTGTAAAGCCTCAGTACCTTGCCGCTGACGGTACTATTGCAACGGCGGCGGCAGACGTAAATCAGGGCAATGTTATTGGAATTATTTGTGACCGTGACGCATTTGGTTATAGCCCGATTCTCACGCGGCAGAGGGTGACACCACCGAATGCTAAGGGCGAATACTACAACATTTTCTGGAAGTATAACGAGAGACACATGGTGGACTTTACCGAAAAGGGCGTTGTAATTCTGATGGATTAATAAAGGAGGTGAGCGCGTGGCGGAAAGGTTGAGAATGCCCGGAAACAATATTGTTCCGGCGGTTGATTCTACCGCCACGCGCTACCCGCACTGGTACAAACCGTTCAGGCTTCCTGATTATTGGTATTACTCCATATATGACGAACCATATTTTGTATATCAAAATCATGTAATTGAAAGCGAAACGAACGGAGTTCTGATTGCTACTGGGCTTTACAAAAACGGATGGAAAATCCCACAAATAGCGGCAATGCTGGGGAACATGTGCCGCGAATCGACGCTAAATCCTGCGATATGGCAGGGCGGCCATGCGCCCAGCCCAGACCCTAATAATTACAGGCAGAACACGGAAAAGAAATACGGGTTCGGTCTTGTGCAGTGGACAGGAGCCGATAAATATATAGATTGGGCGCTTGAAATATTTGGAACAAATGGGGCATATGCAGGGCTTGATTGTTGGTATAATGGTAGTATCCAGATAGCGCGCATTATGTACGAGGTAGAACACAATTATCAGTGGGAAGGCGGCACAATATACCCCGATTTCCAAGATTTTTACTTTTCCGATAGCACAGATGTCGAGCAGTTGACAAAAAGTTTTTGTCTCTGCTATGAGCGCCCTGCAATCACCGACTGGGAAGCAACAAGCAAATATCGCATTCAGTGGGCTAATTATTGGTACAATAAATTACAAAAAATAAATCTGAATAGCTTGCCCATTTGGTTTATTTGCAAAGCCGCTAATAAATGGAGGTGAAAGAATGCAAATAAGATTGTATGCGTTCCGAAAGCGCATTAATTCCACGAAACGCCCAACTACAAAAAATGAACCGGGGCAGCTATCTTTTCTGACAGAATGCACGCTCAAAGATTTAACAAGCGTTCTTGCACCGCAAGTTGCGCTAATTTTTCCGGAGCATCAACTTTCCCCGGCAGCTTACAATTACGCATACATTCCAGATTTCCATCGTTATTATTTTGTCACCGACATTATGTTCGACCGCAACCGCGTGATTTATACACTTTCCTGCGATGTTCTTGCGACTTACTGGGATTCTCTTAAAGATTCTACACAGTATATTTTGCGTTCTGCAAGCGCTGGCGATTTATCAATAGTTGATAGCCTTTACCCTGTGACTTCTAAAATTACAAGCGGGGGGGCTGATGTTACAGGATGGGGGTTACCAACTCTTGCATCTGGCTATTATGTTCTGGGTATCGTAAACAACGCAACAAATTCAGTAGGTGGTATCGCCTATTATGTGTTGTCTAACGCACAGTTCGCTTCATTGCGGCATGCCCTTTTGACAGATTTTTCTTACATGGGAATAGCGGACAGTGAAATTTCGGCGGAATTGCAACGCGCGATTATAAATCCTTTTCAATATATAGTTTCGTGCCGATGGTTCCCCGAAAAACCGCCGACGTCGGGCGCTGTTTCATCCATAACAATTTGTGGATGGGAATTTACAGGCGGAACAGCATCATTGCTTGCTGCTGATGGCGTTATCACGAAGGGAATAACTGTAAATAATATTGGCGTTCATCCTCAAATTGGGCGTGGAAGATGGCTTGCATACGCGCCATATTCTACCTACTACCTATATTATCCGCCGTTTGGTGTAATACAATTAGACCCAACAAAACTACAAAACACATCTATTGGAATCGGCATTAGGGTTGACTGTGTATCGGGAATTGGGAGTATAACTATATCATCCGGCGAAAATCTCTTGTATTACGCCGAATGTAAAATTGGTGTAGATATACAGCTTGCGCAAACAAGTTGGATAGGCGGCGCAATCTCTGACGTTACAAACGTTATCGGTTCAGCGGCAGCTGGCGCGAATGCTGGCGCGCTCGGCACTGGAGGAAGCGGAGCGCTTGCGGTATTAGGCGCTGGAGCAGGTGCTTTAGTTGGGATGACGCAAACTAACACTTTCAAGGGAGCGCTTGCCGGTATTGGTTCAGGTGAAACAACGTTTGCGGGAATCGGCACGGCGGCACATGCCGCTAACGGCGTTTTAAGTGTGCAGGGAAACAACGGAAATTTGTCAACCTATATTGTACAACCGCACATCTTTTGGAGGTTTGCCCATGTGGTAAATTCTGACAATGAAGATTTGGGAACACCATGTTGTAAGAAGCTAAAACTTTCAACGCTTACGGGGTTTACCACAGTTCAGCACCCCGATATTGACGTGGTTCTTGCTTCGCAGCCGGAAATATCTTTGCTGATGCAATATTTATCATCGGGATTTTTCATTGAAGAAGGTGAATCTAATGGCTAATAATCCCCCCTTTGATTACAACCACATAAATGCCTACGAATCGAGCATTTCCCCATCTACTTGCCACACAAAAAACACAGCGCTTTTCCAATTTTATCAACGCTATTTATTCCAGAAACTGACAAGCCAATTCAAATGGAGCTTACCCGAAGGTTGGAGCGATACGTATTTTCTCGGCTGTTTATATGCATGGGGAAGCGTTGCGATTTTTAATAGCAAGCGTTACGGTGTAATTCCGCAGGCAGGTGCATTATATGGATACAATGTTTTTTATCAGCCAACAAGCGTGATGATTGCAAATCCCCTTTTGCCACCGATGCGCTTGCAAATTGATAAGGATTGCGTTCTTTTCCGATTGCAACGCGATTACCACGGAGCGCTGGACATTGTTAATTATTACGCGGACTTGCTTGCAACTTCTGTCGAGTCGCTTGCCATGAACATAATGAACTCTAAACTTTCATATGTGTTCGCCTGCGGTTCAAAAAATGCCGCACAAACTGGAAAAGAATTGATGGATAGGGTAACATCTGGTGAATTAGCTGTATGGGTGGATAAAGCCCTTTTTAACGATGATGGTTCCCCCTCGTGGGCGCCGTTCGCGCAAAACGTAGGGCAAAACTATATCGCGGACAGAATACTTTCCAACATGAGGCAAATTGAAGCAGAATTTGATACCCGCGTAGGGATTCCGACTTGTAACACCGACAAAAAAGAACGGTTGATTAGCGCTGAAGCGGAACGGAACGACGTTGAAACAGACGCAATCGTTGCGCAATGGTTTGATACCATTCAGGAGTGCATCCGCAACGTACAGAATGCGTTCGGTGTGGCAATCACTTGTGAGCGACGTTATCCGATTGAGCATAAAACAAATGGAGGTGATAAGATTGAGCGTGATGCTGGCTACAATGTATAATTTTGACCCTTCAATCTTTGACGGCGTGGAATTTCCTTCTAATATATCGGTGCAAGATTTCGTCGATTCACTCCTGATGCAGTGCGGAGAAATGCCTGTTCTTTATTCGTCCCCGCCTTTGCTTAAATCACTAATTAGTGTATGGTCACAAATTTCGCAATATACATGGGCACGCCTTGCCAAAACACTAACAGCGGAATATAATCCAATAGAAAATTATGATAGAATGGAAGAATGGGAGGACAGCACCACAAACACTTCGCACTATACAAATTCTGCAAATAACACTTCCAGTGGCTCTACAAAAGAACAGGTTTACGGTTACAATGATTTACAAAACCCGGCGGACAATAGCGCAAGCACCAGCGCAAGCACAAGCGCAGACACAAGCGACAGTGCCGGGACAGGAACAAGCGCAGGAACTCGAAAAGGGCGGGCGCACGGTAACATCGGTGTAACCACTACGCAAGAAATGCTGGAAAGCGAACGGCGTGTTGCAATGTTCAACTTCTATGATGCGGTTATTCGGGATTTTCAGAAGCGGTTTTTAATTTGGGTGTATTAACAGGAGGTGCAAAATATATGGGTATTTGGGAACAATTCCCGTTTACGAATTTCCACGAACAGAATCTTGATTGGGCTTATAATTCAATCAAAGAACTTGATGGAAGGGTTGACACGCTGGAAAAGAGCGGCAATGTAAGCAAAGAATACGTGGACGAACAGGATGCTGCGCTTGACGAAAAAATCAGCGGCGAACGTTCCGCGCGGACAACCGCAGACCAAGCACTACAAAATCAGATTACAGCGCACACGACAAGTATTAGCGGCCTGAACGGGCGAATGGTGGAAGCCGAAAAAAATATTGGCGTAAAGCATTCTGTTCCTAATTTCAGCAGCATTTGGAGCACAATTGGTGATTACGAGGCTACACAGGCAATCGGCAGTAAGTTGCTTCAAGTTCAGACGGAGGGCAAGGAAAATCATCGTTCTATTGCTGGAACTGATGGCGTGTATGATATTACTAAAGGCACAATTCAGGCGCGTCTAAATACAATCGAGGACGCGCTGAAACCCGGTTCGCTCGTAAAACAGAACAGCACAGCGGTTATCTCCATTCCGGCAAATACGGCAAGAGGTAAGAGGTTTAAGCCCACGACGGCTATTCCAGAATTTGACTTTGCCATTGCGGAACGTGAAACGGCAGTAACAAAGGATGTCGGCAATTCGGATAATATTATTCTGTTATGTTCTCCTCTTATTACAGAAACAGGCGCAAAATACAATTCTTATGAAATTGAAGCTAATTGCAAGGGCGAAAACACAGCTGATTATATGCGCGTTCGTGTTAGAACTTTTGTATTCGTGGCAGGAAATGACAGCGGGGAACAATATGCAACTACGTCATATGTAGATGAAAAAACTGGACAGATTGCAACAGAATTAGGTAACGTAGAGGCTAACGTTCAGGAAGCGTACACCAAGGCGGAAACGGCAGACAATAATGCCGCAATTGCCAAGTCAACCGCAACAACGGCGGCCTCTACTGCTTCTTCTGCACTGGAAAAAATCGGCACGAGACCATCAGAATCGAAATATAACACCCTCTGGGATACAATCGGTATTTGGTCGGAAAACGTCCCGATGGCTCTAAAACTCAATCCTGCCTATAATTGGAGCTGGAATAATCGTTCCGCTATCAATGGTACTTCTGATTACCCCACCGATAAAGCATCTATCAATTCGCGCTTGTCAGACTTGGAAACAGCTATTGCTAAATTCCAGAATATGCCAAAAATCGCAAGGGGACACGTGGCAGCGTACCAAGACCAAGACGCTATTATTGATTATCAGTCAGCAGGATTTACCGAAATCCCAACGGTTGTCGCGACTTTTGCTAACACGGGTGCAACCGCCGACAGTGTAACGCGCAGTCAGTTGATTTTTGCAAAAACTACAAGCTCAGCAAAAATCAGGCTTTCCGGTACTTCCAGTCACGAGGCGTTTGGCGTAGATTGGATTGCGGTTGGTGTGTAACAATAAAGGGAGGGCATTGCCCTCCCTTTATTCACCCCATGCAGTTAGATGCGCGCCCCCACGAAAACGGGTTGCAACCCAGCGATAGCCCCCGGCACGGCGGCGACGATAGAGCTTTGCGCACTGCGTACCCTTAGAAATGCTGGTAGCAATTTCCATTGACCTCATTGCAAATGTGAGCGAATAAAATTCAAACCGTTTGATACCGCTTTCATCATTCCTTTCGATTTCTCTTCCATCGGCGTCGTACCGAATAAGCACATAATTAGCTTTCATCAGGCTTCCTCCCTTTATATAATCTCTTTATTTCACCATCATTTATAGAAATAAGCTGTACTTCTTTCGCTACATAACGTGGGGTGTCCCCATCATGCCTTACAAGGGCTTTACAAAGTTGTAAAGCATTCGGAATATCGCCCTCTCCGCTCATATCACTAACTGTAATCTCACCATCTTTCCATAAAATTATCGCTATAATGACCATGTATGTTCACCTCTCATAGATTCGGACTTGTTCAACTCCGCGGAGCGGCTCAGCGACTGAACGCGCCATGAACTCCGCACGAGTTATTCTATTTACTATGTTAGTATCCTCCCATACTGTCCAATAATAGTAAGAGTTCGTAAATGTGTAACCCTTGCGGTGCAAGTCGTCGATTTGGTCATGCGTTAGTCTTGCCTGTTTCATCGTGTAATCCCTTCCTGTGGGCTTCTTGCCGCTTTGATATAATTTCACGGGTGATAGCCCGTGCAATGGCAAGTAGGGCTTCGCGTTCGTCTGAGCTGAAACCCTTGTAACTTCGATTCGTCAAGTTGCAAATCTCGGTTAAGGTTTTAGCCCGAAGAAACTGAACCGCAAGAAAGCGAAAATCAGTCATTCAGCACACCCTCCATTCGTTCAGCCCTGAGTCGCTCAACAAACATGTCATAAAGCAGAACTTTTACTTCCGCCTGTGTTAACTTGTCGGTCTTGTAATCATAAAGAACTGCACTAATGATGGCCTCAATTTGAACAAGCGGAATGTGGCTATATGCCTTTTGCAACCGTTCACACCATACTTCCATTCTCTCCGACATTTCTTCTCCCTTCTGGTTTGTGAGGTTTTCCTTCCTCTCTACAAGTATATAATAGCACTTTCAGGGGCTATTGTGAAGATAGTGTTAGTTGAGTTTTGGAACAAATTTTTTCTACTGACAGTTTAATTGATATATGCGTTATATAACAGACGTTATATATTGAATGTTGTTTATATGTGAGGTTAGTGGTGACTAATAGGCAGATAGTTATAACTAACTACCAGACGTTGGGGAAATGACAATTATCTTTTTATTATAGGAATAGGAAAATGCATGT